TGTGCCTTACCAATACTCATCAATCACCGCCATAGTTAGCGTTAAACCCGCCACTACTATCGTCATCCACTGCTTCATAACAAATATCATATACTTTTTTACCGTTAGTTCGGCGCGCTTCGATGCCTCTTTCGTGTAAGACACGGCTCGCTTCTTTGAAGTCTGGCATCCTAGGAGCCTTGATGCCCAAGTCGCGCAGCAGTTTGGTCATTTGCACAGGCTTTGGAAATTTGCTGTCAAAGTCGACATGTTCCAAGATCAAGTCTTCGACACTAGACTGCGTGCGATACAGTTCATTACTTTCTTGCAATAGTTCGCGCTCATCGGGTGATAGAAACCAATTCTTTTGGCCCTTAATGTACATCGTCTCCTTAATCTCGGCCCACAGCTGTTGCATGTCCACACCATGATTCACGTCTATATCTTTCACTGCGAGTACCCAAAATCTTCGATTCCCAGACGTGTCCGTCAAAAACTCGCGCGCGTTGACACTGGCGTAGAAAGCCGTACGTCTTTGGTAAGTGGTGAAGGCTCGGTCATACGGTAGTCTGAGCTCATCGGTCTTCGCGGTGACAAAAGCTTTCAGTTGATCAATGTCTGACTTCTTAAAGGTGCTTTCGATTTCGCCCAGCTCGACAATCCAATGACTGACCGCGCGTTTCACAGAGTCTTTGTCGCTTGGATTTAAGGTTGCGCCCTCTAGTAGCCACCCTTTCTCGTAATCGCATAAGCGTTTNAACCATAAGGTTTTACCGAGGCCTTGNGCGCCTTGTAGGACCAGTATGCCCTCCAGCTCCACACCATTCTCTTCATAAGCAGCGGCGACACAACTGATCAACCATTTGCGCATCAACATCTCTTTGAGCTGGACACTATCGTGTGTGGTTAGACTGTTTAAGAATGGTTGCATACGACTCTGCCCATCCCAAGGCACGCTTTCAATCCATTCCTTCACAGGATTGTACTCCCGTGCCAAGATTTTTAAGTAGTCTCTGACTTTCGCGTGCGGGATGCCCATGTTGATACAACGATCTTCGATCTCAATGAGACTGGCTTCTTCTTTCATATCCGCAATGAATTTCATATTCGGCACTTCAATTTCCATGCGTTTCTTAATGACGTTGTAGCGCACTTCAATAGCGTGCGTGCTTAACACGCCCTGCACATTGTCCTTAGTATTTAAGTATCGTCCCGAAGCGCTGCGCTGAAAGTCATGCTCAACAGTCATCTCTAATTTATTCAGCGCGGGCAGTAGCTCACCCTCCAGCGCTTCTCCTTGCAATTCGTTNTTATGGTCGTTGTAATCACCTTTCGTTTCAGGCATTAAAACTTCTGCCTGACCTTTCTGTTTAATAATGTATTGGCAAGCTTTCGTGGCTTCTTTCTCACCCGTTTTACTATCATCGTTATCGGCTACGAACACATGCTTTTTGTCAGCGAAAAACTCGAACATGACCTCGGCAACAGGCGTCAAGTTGTAAGCATCGAAAGCTACGATGACTGGCTGTGAGAAGTCAGCGTAAATGCTGGCCGCCGTTGCATACCCTTCGGCATAATTAATAATGTTACTGGTTTTGAGTATCTCTTTACCCAAGATAAAAAAGCTTGACGCTTTTTTGGAACCAGTAAGAAATTTCTTGGTGCCATCGCTACCAATATATTGAATACCCACGATGGTTAATTGTTTGTCGTACAGAGGGATCATCAAGCTGCCGTTCTGATCTATTTTTAAACCGTATGACAGGACATGTTTCTTTTCGAGGTAAGGATGCTTCTCACACGGTAAAGCTTCTGCCCAGAGCGCCTGTGCGCGTTTTGCAGACTTAGAATACTTCTCTTGTTGTTTCACCTCAGCCTGCACTTGTAGCTGCGCTATTTCTTCGCGTTCAGCTTTGGTCAAAGTTTGGCGCTTTCTGTTCTCAGGCTTCCAAGATGCCGTAGGTTGATCAGCTGAAACGCGATAGTCACCCAAGCGTCCAAAGGGCGATGCTTGATCGAGCCACAGCTGATACCATCCTACAAGCTTACGTTGACCACCGACATTGATGTAGGCCCGACCTATTGAGCCATCGGTAATCAGTCCGCTTTTAGAATCTGGTTCCAACCCATTTTCAGCTAAGAAATTAGCAAATTCATTGGCGTAATCTGCGGTTAAAGGTTGGGTAAAATTTTTGTTGGTAGGTCGGGTTATTTTCAATGACATCAATTGCTCACATTTTTTGGGTTTGCTTAAATTATAAAAGTGTATAGAATACTACATAAATTTATTTTAATTAGCAAATATAAACGGAGACAATATGAGCTTAACTATCAAAACGGAAGGTGACTTCGAGCAACTTCCNAAAGGACAATACGAAGGCGTGTGCTTTCGCATAGTCGACATGGGTACTACCGAACAACAATATAAAGACGGTCCTTTGACTAAAAAGAAACGTGTGCATATTAGTTTTGAAATACCAAATAATAAAATGAGTGACGGTAGACCCTTCAGCGTTTCTAAGACTTACACCGCCTCTTTATTTGAATCAGCAGCGTTGCGTAAAGATTTAGTTTCATGGCGTGGCCGTAACTTTACCGAAACAGAAGAAGCTGGTTTTGACATCAGTAAATTAATTGGTTGCACCGCATCTATAGATGTTGGCTTAACAGAAAATGGTAATCCCAAGATCGTAGGTTTATTTAAACCAGATGGTGGCGTTCAACAAGTACCAACTCACAACGAACCAACTTCGTTTGACTTGGATGTTTATTGTGCAGAATTCAATGGTGAGTCTACAGCTGCCAGTAAAGCAATGTGTGACATATTTGATTCTTTACCTACTTGGCAACAAGAAGATATTGACAAAAGTTTTGAGTTGATTGCTGCAAAGGAAAGTATGCCAGCGGCGAGCGCAACAACAGAAGTTGAATCTGCAGGTGCAAGCCTTGCAGAGTTAGCAGAAACAAATGAGGAAAAAACATCGTCTTTCACAGATGATAAAATTCCTTTTTAGTTTTCACACCGTGGGTAGCCAAATCTCCGAAGTCTCACACACAAAAGAATGGCTGCCCACACCTTATTAATAATATGAACGATCCAGTAAACAAACCTCAACACTATAGACAAGGACCAATAGAAGCTATAGATGCCCTAGAAAGCTCTATGAGTGCAGAAGCCTTTGAAGGATATCTAAAGGGCAATGTGATGAAGTATATGTGGCGTTATGAGCTCAAGAATCGTTTACAAGATTTACTCAAAGCTCAATGGTATTTACAACGATTAATAACCAAAGTAGATGAGTTAAAACTTTCGACCTTAGAAGAAATTATTGCCGAAGAAGAAATCTTAGAACAAATAGAAAAGAACAGATCAAAACCTTTTTGATAGTAGGACAACAATATGGAATTTAAAATAGGCATTTACGACAATATATCTTATGAAGATTATGCTTCGATACCAGCCTATCGAGCGTCAGATTTAAAAGAAGTTATCAAGTGTCCATTTTCTTGGCGCAATAGCAAAGGGCTAACGCCATCACCTGCATTATTAGAAGGCCGCGTACAACACACTGTTTTTTTAGAACATCATAAGTTTGATGAAGAATTTGTTATACAACCAAATATAAATAGACGCACGAAAGTTGGCAAAGAAGAATATGAAGATTTTTTAGGTACTGTAGTCAATCGCACACCAATTACTCAAGACATGTATGACATTTGCATGGAACGTAGGGCGGTAGTAGCAGAGTACATACCAGCAGCAGATCATAAGGTCGAACACACTTTGGTTTTTGAATGGAAGGGCCATCCTTTTAAATGTCGTTTGGACTGGTATGACAACATAGATGTATGGGATTTGAAAACCTGCCGTGATGCTTCACCAAGAGGCTTTAAACAAGCGATTAATAATTTTAAGTATCACATGCAGGCCGCTCTTTATGTCGATGCTTGTAGAGCATTAGGATTGCGTGCAGATACGTTTAAATTTCTAGCCCAAGAAAAAACTCAACCCTTTGCTTATGCCGTTTACGAAATGTCTAACGAAGCATTGGCTTATGCCAGAGCCAAAAATGAACAGGCACTTTCTATCATTCTCAAATGCAAACAAGAAGATAGCTACAAACCATTTGGATTGGATGGTTCTCAAGTCATAGAGTTGGGAGATTTATATTAAAAAAAACCCACTAATTAAAGTGGGTTTCTTTGGTTAGCTGATCTTATTCTTCATCAATTAGTTTTAGCCTGATCATACGAGTAGTGTTGTAAACAACTCCTGCTTCTGGCTCAAACACATTGTGTTCTTTAATTGTGCCTTCTATAGTCAACCAGTCTCCTTCTTGTCTGCGTTGATCGTATGTTTTATTAGCAAAATTACCAGCGTTGTTACTATTAACTCTAGCTGTAATTCTTGCACCATCTTCGGTATTGAACCTAAACTTAGAAATGTAATCGTGTTCATTATAAGAATAAGGGTTATCAACCACTTCTACACTAATAAACTGCACACGAACACGAACCTTTTTATCACCAACATTGCCAAAATGTATGTTCTTGTTAGGCACTAAATCTGCAACTAAAGGTTTGCAGTATTCGTGCATTTTTTTATGTACTTCACTTTTAAAAGTGCCTAATGTTCCCCAATAATTTATATCTTTCAGCGATAAATTTTCTAAAGATTCATAATGATCTGGTTCAAAAATATGTTTATCTCTAGGGTCTATATTTCCTTGCGCCCAAAAACCAAGGTCAGATGTCTGAAAAGGATTTTTATTTTTTTCTAAAAGGAATAACGATCTTTGTAACCAATTTTCGATATTTTCTTTTTTTCTTTTTTCTTCATCTAAAGCAATTTGCTCTTGGTTTCTTCTAGTGATTTCATTAAGCGACATTTTTGTTTCACTTATATCTACATCATCTGGTTTTTCACCATATTGCTCTGCCAAAATATAAGCCTTTTTAACAGCTTCTTTTGGGTCATTAGATAGATTCTGTATGTACTGAGCTTTGTCCCAGCGTGGGTGGTCTGCCCACAAAGTGTACATAGCAACCTTTTGTCCATAATGTATATAAAATTTAGTCATAATTTTCTCCTTATTTATTAATTTTCTTTACATTACAAAGTGTTCTGTAATGTTCTCTTTGTATATTGTAACCACCAGCAAATATTACTTTTAAAGTCACAATCAAGTTATCTACTAAGAATTTAGTTTCAAAATCATTACCCCAGATAATATTTGCTGTTTTTACATTAATTGTATTTATGTCGTTTTTAATTAATCTGGCAGCTATTCTTTGATTTCTTGCTTCATGTTTTTTTAACAAAGTATTTTTTTCATCTGCAATATAGTGATCTAGTCTTGATCTGCAATATCTACCCCATGTTTGTTCTGCATACTCACGACCTAAACCATGTTTAAATTCATTGTTATTTATAAATTCTTTAGCTTCTTTTTGCCATTTTTCGCACTTGTTAGGCAAATCTGTAATAGCTTGGTTGTCTAAGTCTGAAAATATTTTATTAATCTGTTGTATTAATGTTGTCATAATTTTCTCCTTTTTGATTGTTAATTAAATATCTCACATAAATATAATAACAGATGTGCACAAATGTGCAACTATTTATACATATAAATATTAATTA